CCTGCGGCGGATTCGACAAACGCCGCCCTACGCCGTTCTTCATCGGGATCAAGACCAGCACGAAGATCGCGATATCGAGCCGCTTGACCTGGATCGGGGGCAAACCGTGCTCTATCGCCAAGATAGCCAAAAAGAGACTCAGCAACGTCACCGCCAAAACCCAATCCAATTCTTTTGCGATCGATTCCTTCAGTGTACAAAGACTGCTGCAATAGCGCTTCTCGTTCCTGTTCTGTCATTGTCTTCTCCTACGCCGAAAATGGTCTACCGTATGTGCTCGCCATGTATTGATCATAAGGGGTTCCAGGCCCACCGCTCATCGATGATTGCAATAATTGATCTGCCGAAGCCATGCTTGGACCTCTCGCCTCAGAACCCTCTTTGATGGCCCTGTTTCTTGCTTCTCTGGCTTGTGCGTCTTCTCTACGCTGCGCAACTTCTGAAGCAACTTGAGCCTTTCTTGCCCTTTCTCGCTGCTTTCTGGCTCTCTTTTTGGCCTCTTTTTCAGCGTCTTTTTGGGCCTTGTTTTGCATCAGACCAAGAGTCAGCCCTACAGCCGCTCCAACACCCGCACCAATGGGCCCAAGCGCTGCGCCAGCAGCAGCCATTGATGCTGTGCTTGCTCCAACTGTAAGGGCGTCATCTACGGCCATAGGGTCCTCTTGCTTCTATATTACTTGTATATCACGTCAACTACAAGGTTGCGGGCATCAACATAGACGTGTCTTAAAGATTTAGTTTCGGGTGAAAGGAGCCTATAAAACGCTCGAATCGAGACTTTGTTTTCGCCCTCGGTAAGCTCGAAATCATAATCGCCACCAGTACCTGAAGAGTCGGTACCCAAAGTTGCAATAATCGAATGGTTCATTCTTCTGCACCTGTATCGTCCACCACCGGTTCCAAAAATCCATCGCTGGGTGCCGCTTACATATCTTGGCCCGCTACCATCCATCCTATCTAAAAATAGGCCAAACCCCGCAACATACGTACCTGCCCTTCTTGCCCTATAAAAACCGGACAAAGATTCCTTTTTATTGCCTTCGCCAGTGGCTCGACCTTCTCTTAAAATTTGACTTCTCGGATCGCCTACCTTCCCACCCTTTTCGTGTGCATGAAAGCTGGCGCATACATAAGTTGTTCTGGGTGTCTCTCCTGGTGGAACGTAAACGGTTGCAGATAAACCCTCTACTGGTTGCCATGCAGAAACGTCTTCAAATGCTTTGGAAAAATCCATGCCTTGCATGGTCTGGCTTCCGATGCCTTCGTGTCGATAGTAACGATTAAGTTTATTGTTGCTTCTGGATCTGTAATACGTGTCAGAAGATACACCTAAAACATGGGGGCTTGGTGATCCGTAAAACTCAGGTTTGAATATGTGTGCGGTTTCTATGACCCCTGACTTGGAAAATGAACCAGAACCACTTTCAGAAGGTCTGTTTTCAAAATCATCCGCATTGAATCCATAGTTTAAATCAACCGATATATTAGCGTTAAAACCAAATAATTCTTCAGATTGTAAAATATCACCAGGGTTTTTTATCGGGAACTTTCTTAGTGTCACTTATTGCTCCAAAATGCTATATGATGTTTGGATATTTCGTATTTTAATTGGCGAATAAATAACCTTATTGCATCCTCTAGAATAATAGTCTATCGGATAACCAACATCTCCCGATGTACTGTCACCAGGGTATTCCGTGCCTAAAAAATCAGGAATATAATAAGAACCGCCAATACAAAATGATAGTTCGCCAAATTGTTTAACTCCACTAACAGTTGTTGACGTAAAAATACTAGTGTCTACGTCGTCGAAGTTTAACAAAAATGCTGTGGAGTATGAAAATCGTCCATCAAACGGCATTTTGCTGTTTCCAGTTATGTCGTAACTACCTGTACCATCCGGCATGCCCAAAGTATCAGCCGGCTCCATTGTAAAAAGATCGGGTCGATCTTCTATATTTCGATTGTTTACAGGGGAACTATATCCAACATCTTCCATTCCCGAGGCCATCCAAAGCCCGCCACCCGAATCGCTTGGAATTTTTGATGAAAATACCAGTGAAAAAAGCCCTTTGGTTCCCTGACAGTAGCGCCAATTGCTATCCTTCGAGGGAGAACTATCGAATGTATAAAACAAACCTAATATCGCGGTAGCGTTTTCACCTGGAAAAAATGTTCTTGCCCCGTAATCTGGCATTTCTACTTCAGCCGACGCTCTGGCAATTACCTGTGTTCCATTATCTATAAAATTTCGGTTTGTACTTACAAGAGACTTTTCAACAAAATGTTGGTTGGAAAGAATAAACGGATCGATGGTCAAGCTGCCCGTCGCACCACCAGGGGCAGAAATGTCGTGCGAACCACTCGAAACCCTAAAGCTGCTTCTGTCTAAAAAAACACCTGTTCGTACTTTATTTTTATTTATACCTTCTTCAGAAATATTTTCAGATCCAATCTTAAAATTGTCTATCTGCTCATTAAAATGCTCATTCCAAACTTCTGAATCTAATAAATCGCCAGAAGTTATTTTTGGTAATTTCAATCGCCCCATTATCGTTTCCTATATTGAACCAAAAGATGTCGATCTTCGATTGTACATTTTATTCCCGCGTCTAAATCTCTATGTGTTCCTTTCACATTTAGACTTTCGTCAATGTCTTCCAACTTTATGCCTTGTGGTACAAATTCAGGCAGTGGAGAAGGGTGAACATCGGATGAAATAGTTTGAAAAGGGAAACGTTCTCCACGTAGCCCATCTTTATCTCTTGCTCCGACACCACATCGACTTGTCTTGAGTTCAATCGCAGTGTAGCCACGAACCTCTGCGTCTATTTTATTTTTACCAGCAGTTAAAGGTATACAGCCGCAAAGATATACGGAGTTTTTCCAGTTTCCATTAAAAAGAGGGCCAGACTCAGCAACTAAGTTTCCATTAACTACGATTCGAAATTGAACGCAATAAAAGTCTACAGGGACATCAGAAAATTGACCAAGAGGAAAATTCATTTCTATGAAACCAGCAGAAGACGCCCCGTCTTTGCCACGCAAAGGTGTATCGAACCTACCCCCATGAGAGTTGGGATTATGCATGCTGCCATATTGGCCACTTACTCCCATCCACCCGCCTGCTGGAAGGCTTAAGTTTGCCAAACCTATTCCAGCCTCTAAGTGTGTGAGGTCCGTTGATTCATTTAGTAAATAAGACATGTGTAAATCTTGAGCCATTTCGGCGCTGGTTATTCCTGTGCCGAACCACTTAAAACACGCGTTAAAGTCTATAATCGCCCAACCGTCCGTTTCTGCATCTATTTCAACACCAGCAAGCTGCTTATTAGTGCTACTACGCTTTACATATGCACTAGTCGTGTGTGGGATTATAAAATGAGCCAGTGTACCGTTTGGCTTCGGCTCTGAAAAACTTTTTGTTTCATGAAATGTTTTCGCAGAGTAGCTTGTCGTAAACGGCTGATCGGCTAAATTATCAGAATCAATGTTTCCATTACATTCATTTATAATTTGACCAACACTTTCAATAGTATCATCTGGATTTATTATTTCGCCAGACCTGACACCTACATTAGGAAATTTTATAGCCATAATTATCTCTTATCAGATACTAAAACATCTGTAAGTGGTCTAATGTTTCTTTGATCGCCAACTTTAGCGTCAACACTATATCCAACCACCATCATTCTATTCGTTAAATTTGATACATTTAAGTCTTGTGTAAATTGAATCGCAAATTCAGTGGTAACTGATTCATGCATATGGCTTACATCGTATCGTATTACTATAGGTCGATGAAATCCCCAAGAGTCCTGATCAAATCTGGCTTCACCATAAACTGGAAGCAACTCATTTAATTGTTGTTGCTTTCTCCCTTTATTTTTTTCTAATGATACAGTTTCAGATCTATTTATTTTAAAGTTTACGTCTGTCTCATTATTGCCATACGCAACAGCATATAAGTTAATATAAGCAACTTGTATGCCTGAGTATAAACTACCAAAAGAAAGAGGACTTGTTTCGTACAATGGAGGATCAACTGTAGAAGTGAGTTGAAAATCTTTACGAGCAGCAGAAGCGGGGCTTAAAGAGCCAAAAGCATACTTTTCTCTAAAAAAGTTACTAAATACATTGATACCAGGCTTTTCTGGATCATTACTACCAAAGTACAAGTACGATCGCGCATCCGTAGTTTCAACAGCACACTGGATTGGATAATTTTCTCGAAAACTCCACGCACCGACCTCGTAATGCCAAACTAAAAGTAAGTTATTTTGTTCCCCATGCGTTGGAACACATAAAAAATACTCTTTATTCGCCCTGTTGATGACACCAACCGCCGCACGAGCACCAACATAATCTATTTGTTTTGTTAGGGTTTGAATCGGAGTACTCAACTCTACAATAGAAGTGGCACTACCGGTGTTCTCAAGAGCGCCCTTGAGCACATAAACACCATCTTGTGACAAGAACACGAGGCCGGTTCCTGGAACGTCTTGGATCGACCTGGGTGCTACACAGCCGATGTCACGGTTGAGCGTCTGCGCATAAAACCCGTTTCTGGAATCACCCTTGATGAGGTACACTCCGCGAGTCTTGAACACCACAAGAGCATTCGTTGATGCGTACATTCCAGTGATTTCCCCAGAGTCGGCGTCTCCAATATCGAAGAGGTTGTCCCTTGGAAAAACTTCCGGCATTCCTTCTGCACTATATTTGATCAAGTTGTTGGGCATTCCGGACACGAACACCGTGTTTTTAAATGACGTAATAAATTTTGCCTGTGTCGGGAAAAATCCAAAGTCTTCTGGATCTGTCAATACGCCAAGATTCGAATCACTGATTCCATCCTCAATTGCCGTAGAGTCGTTGTCTTGTACTTCTTTCAAAAAATGAAAATTACGACCAGACTCTGGGGTAATCGGATTACCGTCATCATCGAAAATATCTCTCGTCCTGTAGAGCCGTCTCGCCACTACATTTTCATTCCCGATAGGAATATTGATTTGAGTAAACCTACGCTTACCGTTTGCACACTCAAAACTACAAATATCGCTTGGATCGGACATCGGGCTTTCTTGGCCCCGACTGTTAACGAACGTGACCCTGTATTGATAGCCACAAAGCTTGCCGTCAACATATTTGGAGCCATCGCTGGCTTCCTTATCGGTCTTCTTCATTTTCTTTTTTACTTTCATGCCGGTCGGCCGAAGACTACCGAGACCCTGGCCTTTTTCGCGAGTGCCTAAAAAATAATCCGTATCGTCACCGAAATCGCCACCATTATCTACGTATTGATTATGGTATTCCCTATAAACTACGCTGGCGTCAGGCTTTGCTGGTTTTTCGAAAAAGCCTGCCCTTGTAACGACCCGTCCATCGTAAACAATAGGGGAATCGATTCCATTTACCAGATATAAACGACCACCAAAAGTGATACTCTGACTGCTTACCTCAGATGTTTTTGGTACATATCGAGGGTTACCTTCAGGCCCTATTTCCACATTATTAATGTCTTTCAATACAATAAAAGGATCAGTTTCCCCGGCTGAACGTAGATTATTAATTTTAAGTGTAGCAAGCCTGCCTTCAGAGTCTTCGAATATAACGTCTCTGGTTTTCCCATTGTGTCTGGAAAAATAGTGAATCGAGTGGATCGTGCCAGAACCAAACCAATCGTATCCATTGTAGGTGATGCAGTCATAGGCTCCAGCAGTTTTCCATCCATCGTAATTGTCCCAAGACATCTCTTTGATTACAGCCGCAGAGTCAGCCGAAACTCTCCACCGATTGTCCATGCCTCGTAAGCGGGCAACTTCAAATGTTTGGGTTTTCATAGTTTACTCGGCCTTGCTTGGTATTCCGAAACGTTCCCGATCCGCCATAGCGCGATCGAACCCTCTTCGTACATACATTCTATCGGTTCGACTCAAATATTTAGCCTTCATAGCTTCGAGCATTTCATCTGCACGACGTTCATACAACGAACTATGGTTAAGCATACCATGCTGCATACAAATGTCTCTGAGAGCCGCATATACAAGGTAGTGATGATATTGCGGTGGCCACTCTGGTGCATCAGAGTCTTTGACGAGTCGAAATGGTCGCTTGTGGTATCTAACTTCGACCACGTAATCGCTTTTCGGGGTGTTCCAAAAACGAAGATACTGACGTGGTCCTGATTCGTTTAATCTATCGAGGCGGAAGGTGTCTCCAGGCCGGTCAATGGGAGAGTCGCCAGGGTCTGTACTGTCTAAAGGATCTTCTGCTGTCGCATCAGCAGTAATTTCAGAGCCAAAGTCTTCATAATCGGCCGCAGCCGAGGCAAGCGTTGCGATATGTCTCCAGGCTCCAGCACCCATGACGTAATCAACAGCAGACCGATGAGACAAGTATTCATCGCTAAAGACGATTCTACGGTACAACTTTTTCATTCTACCATTATTGTCACCTGACCCCACAGCGTGTGACACTGTTTTCATGATTCGTCGAATTTGAATTACGGGCCCGTAAATACCCGCACCGTCAATGACTGTATCAGCAGGCGAAGCATTTTTCGACTGAATTTGGCTCGGGTCTAAATCAACAGCAAGAACCTCAGACGGTGGGCCCTCCATTCCGGCATAGATGAATGTATAACAATACTCGATTCGATATGGAGCAACAACCTTTGGAAGCTTTGAGGCCCGATGCTCTTCTATTACATTATGGAATGTTGGAGGATAATCAGGCGACTGAATAT